GCAGCTCCGGCTCCAAGAACGTTGGCTGGCAGACTAGGTGGGAGGAGCCTGCAAGTCATTCCGGCTACGTCGACGATGCCAAGCAGAAGAAGTGGTGGGACGGTTCACGCGGCGGCAGCAGAGGCAGATCTCGCGCATCACGCTTGATCAGCAGCTCTGACCTGACGGCCCGAACAAACAAACAAACAAAACAGACAAACCAGCAATCAAACACACATACACACAAACAATCAGCGAAACTGGCAGGCAGCTTACTCCCGCACCAAGCAGGCAGAAGATCATGCAGCGGAAGCGGCAGTGGAGGGAGCATCCACGCCAATCGCTCAAGCGGGTGAAGCGGCAGTGGAGGAAGCATCCACGCCAATCGCTCCAGCGGATGACGATCGCGGCGGTCAGCCAGTGGACATTGGCAAGGACAACAGCACCAAGGACGACGGCCCCAAGGACGACAGCCCCAAGGCCGACAGCCCCAAGGCCGACAGCCCCAAGGACGACAGCCCCAAGGACTACAGCCCCAAGGACGACCACAGTGACCACGAGAGCACCCCCGACATCGGTGACGGTCCTGGGTCGGCGGACGACGAGGACCCTTGGGCAGACGTGAGCGCAGATTCTCACATCAAATTCTTCAACTTGTCCAAGCAGCAGGAGCAGCAGCAGCAGGAGCAGCAGCAGCAGCAGCAATAGTAACAGCAGCAGCAAACGGAGCAGCAGGAGCAGCAGCAGCAACAGACGCAGCAGCACAAGCAGCAGCAGCAGCAACAGCAAACGATTGGTCAAACATAAAATGGTTCGCACAAGCAATTGCTGTAAATAACATCGCAACAGCAGCAGTAACAGCAGGAAACGCAGTAGAAAAACCCAAAATGAACATCCGTGTAATCGCCATCGCAATTGCATTCGGAAATAACAGAGGATTACTACCAAACGCAGCAATCAACTTACAAAATTTATTAAATTCAGATGGTAACGCCGCAGCAAGATCATTCCTCGGAAATCCATCTGTAACCGATTTACATAATACAATTTTAGCAAAATTAAAGGAAGAAGACGTAGCATCATTAACTAATATCTTTGGTGAATCCCTCTTAGTAGTATTAAGAAATGAATTCACTGGTAAATTATCAGTCTATGATCCTTATCCCGTAGCAGATATTTTAGTTAATGAAAACCAATTAGACTTCGATAGATTCTTACCCGCAGATGTTCTCAAAGCAGTTCTCGAAAATCGTCAAAAGAAATTTTTCCCTATGGCACGTGTCAACATCTCTCCATCATATTTTGGATTATTCGCACCTGGAAATCAATTACGATTTGAAGGTATCCTAAAAGGTGGTGCCAGCTTAGATCCCAATATGCCCATTGAAATGAGAGGACGCGGAAGCGCAGTATATGGTTCTGCAATCAAGGGTGGAGATTACAATAACTGGCAAGTTGTTGGAAAAAATGCATTTATCTCTGACAAATTAGACTTTGCATTACAAACAGCAATCAAGAGATTAGGAAATAGTTTAGCTGAAACAGCAAAAGTAGGAATTCAAGATTTGATTAATAGATTAAGACGAGCAGAAACAGAAGCAAAAGAAGCAGCAGAAAACTTAAAAACTATGGTCAAGGCAAGCCAAACAGGCACTGTAGGTAACATCGCCGATATTGATGAACTCAAAAAAGCAGCAGATGAATACAATGCCAGAATAGGCAAAGTCGCAAAAGTCGAAGGTAAATTAGGAAGAGTATTAATGTCATTATCATTCTAAACATAAAAAATTGATTTATCATCATTTTACATTTTAATATAATATTGTTATATTAAAATGACTTCACTCTCCATCCAATTCCAAGACCCATCTCTTGCCGACGTCTATAAGGAAAAATCGAATCATTCCACCGACAGTGGTTATGATTTGTATTGCCCTGATACTATTACAATTACTCCTCAATCAGTCGGAACTGTTGATCTTAAAATCAGATGCTCTCCTAATTTTCCATCCGTTTCCGGCTACTATCTTTACCCAAGATCCAGTATCTCTAAGACTCCTCTAATAATGGCAAACTCTGTTGGAATTATTGATTATGGATACCGTGGTAACATCATGGCAAAAGTATTTAACACTTCTACTGAACCCTACACTATTAATAAACATGAAAGACTATTTCAACTGTGTTTACCAACTCTCCAACCATTTGCTGTAAATTTTGTTGAAACACTTGATGAAACTGAACGTGGCACTGATGGATTTGGTTCAACTGGTAAATAAACTAACTATCAAATGCCAATCCAGCAACTCCGTTAATAATACGTAAAACATTATAACTTAATGCATATACGCGAGCAGTTGCTGTATTTTGGTAACTAATTGATTTATCAACTGTTAAAACAATCGTAATATCATCTATACGTGAAAAATTACATGATCCACTAGGTTGAAATTCTTGAGGATTAATTGAGAAAGAATATGCGTTAATACCTTCACTGGCAGCATTTTGAAAATTCTGATAATTTTGAATCCATGAATAATATTGTGATTCTCTTGGTGTTATTCTATCTTTACCATTTAATAAGAACTGAACATTTGTAACAATATTTGTTCCAATTTTTTTATCATAACTGTTTGTATAATTAAACATATCAATTAAATTTGAATTAAGGATATAATCAAATTGTGTTACAAAGAATAATGCCTTCGTAGGATGATTATATAATATTTTTATTTTATTGTTGTTATTGATAAGAGACTTATCATTATCAAACTGTAATTGTTCTATCAAGTATTCATGATTTGATCTGGCAAATTTTAATCTTTCATTATTATCTAAATATATATAATCAACATACAAAAATGTACTTCCTAATGTTATACTATCAGTGTTAAATACATTGTTTATTTTATTTAAATAATTAAATTCTGTTCCATTTGGCATTACAGTATATTTTGTGTTTGTTCCAACAATTGCTGTCCCAGCTACAAATGACATTGTTGATATAAGTTTTATATAATATAATCTATTTGTTAATTCATCATACGTTATAAACTTTGCATATGTTGTAACATTATTAATAGTTTGGGATAACATTTCATTTGCTGAAAAATTAACCATGTCCTCATTTATTATAATGTAATTTGTCGGTCCAATTATTAACACATCAGTTAAATTATTAAATTCTACATTTATTTTAACATCACTATATTCTAGAGCAATTAATGGTAATGCTAATCCCTTATATTTACAAAAATAAAATGGTATTGGTATATATAATAATTGTGACCCTCTACCATTCATATAATCTGTTAATGCTGGTAAATTACCAATCATTTGGTTTAATGCTGGCTTATTATTCTTTTGAGATATTTCATACCATATATTTAACCAATCACCATATAATGAATCTATAATTTTTCCACCAACTTCAAATTCAATTGATTTAATTAATCCAAAACCAATTTTTTCCATCCATGCCGTAATAACTATATTTTTTAAATTAGTGTCTTGATTAATAAAACTTGTATCAATTATTCTAGGTAAATTTGGTAATGTTACACATAAAAATATTTCACCTATTAAATCACCATTTTTCGCAATATTACATGTATATCTTCCTCCAAAATTTGGTGTATTTTGAAAATTTTGAGGAATACTCTCAGACGAAAAATTCGTGTGTCTTTTATAAACCATTTTAAAATAGGTTATTGTTGGATTATGTGTTAAATACATATCTTGTAATCCATATCCCGCGAGTTGAACTAAACCACCTCCCATTTATTACTTAATATAATATTATATAATATTATATTGAATACAACTAAATTATATCAAAACCAAGACCACCATATCCACTCATTATACGTAATATGTTATACGATACTGTCATAGTTTTAATATTCAAATCTTGAGAAACTGATGGATTAATATTTACTAATAAATTAATATCATTTAAAAAACTAAAGTTTATAGATCCCGAAGGTTGAGCAGTCATTGGATATAAATCAAAATTATATACATTTATTCCATTCAAATATGAATTATTGAAAAATGTATATGGTCTTATTTTTTGTGTTTCATCAGAGGATGTCTTAAATCGTGTATGTCCATTTACTCTTAATTCAGAACTACTTATAATTGGTGTCTGAGATGGTATAACAGCATTTATTAAATCATTTTGTATATTTTGATCATAATTTTCGAATGGCATACATAAT